AAGAAGAAAGCCCGTAGGGACGATACTGACTTCACGCAATACGCTGAAGGTGGCAAAGTTAAATCTAAAGTAAACGCGGCTGGTAACTATACAAAGCCTGGTAAACGTAAAGCTTTATTTGAGAGTATTAAAAATTCAGCCGTTCAGGGCACCGCTGCTGGTCAGTGGAGTGCTCGTAAGGCGCAACTATTAGCTAAGAAGTACAAAGCTTCTGGCGGCGGGTATAAATAAGTGAGTGGCCTTGCAAAAAGTCAGCGCTCTCTTAAATCCTGGACCGCTCAAAAGTGGACGACTAAGTCTGGGAAGCGTTCAAGTGACACTGGAGAACGATACTTGCCAGAAAAAGCAATCAAAGCGTTGTCACCTGCTGAGTATGCAGCGACAACCAGAGCAAAACGAGCAGGAAAAGCTGCTGGAAAACAGTTTGTAGCCCAGCCGCCTAGTGTTAAAAAGAAGGTTAAACCGTACCGAAAGGTTAAGTAATGTCAACTAGCGGAACCAGTACATTTAATTTAGACCTCAACAATATCGTTGAAGAAGCATTTGAGCGTTGCGGCTTAGACTTACGTACTGGTTACGACTTGAAGACTGCCAGACGTTCTATGAACCTGCTCAGCATGGAGTGGGCAAACCGAGGCCTTAATCTTTGGACTGTAGACCAGCAGACTATCGTTATGAACACTGGGCAGCCTATTTATCCGTTGCCAGTTGATACAGTAGATATTCTTGATGCAGTAATCCGCACTCAAAGCGGTAGCCAATACAACCAAATAGATATTAATATCAGCCGCATTGCAGAGCCGACTTATATGTCGATTCCTAACAAGCTTGCGACTGGTCGTCCTATTCAAATGTACGTGAACCGCCAGAGCGGTATGAGTAATGCTACGACTGTTACTTTGGCTTCTACTATCAATTCTACTGATACTACTATTACGCTTAGCACTACTAGTGGTTTGGCCTCTATTGGCTTTATTAAAATTGGCTCAGAGACTATTAGCTACACAAACGTAGACCCTACGAATAACCAGTTAGTTAACTGCTGGCGTGGTCAGAACGGCACAACTGCAGCGGCCCATACAAGTGGCGCTTCTATTACTGTTCAAAACCTACCATGCGTAAACTTGTGGCCTACACCTAACCCACCAGGCAACCAATACACATTCGTGTACTACAGACTACGTCGTATGCAAGACGCTGGTGAAGGTGGTACTTACGAGCAAGATATTCCGTTCCGTTTACTTCCAGCACTAATTTCTGGTTTGGCTTATCAAATTGCTATGAAGAAGCCCGAAGTCCCACCAGAGAGAATTGCAATGCTTAAAGCCGACTATATGGAGCAGTTCCAACTAGCGGCAGATGAAGATAGAGATAAAGCGTCGGTACGTTTTGTGCCACGTAACATGTTTTATTACAGGTAAAAATGCCTAATAAGTTTGCATCAGGTAAGTATGCAATTGCCCAATGTGACCGCTGTGACCAGCGTTACAAGTTAAAGGACTTGCGTACACAAACAGTAAAGACCAAACCTTTCAAGATTAAGGTGTGTAAGTCTTGCTGGGACCCTGACCATCCGCAATTACAGCTAGGTATGTATCCTGTTAATGACCCACAAGCAGTTCGTGAACCACGTCCAGACTTAAGTTACTATCAAGCTGGTACAACTGGACTTCAAGAATTGCTAACAGATAGTAACAGTGTTGAGGGTATTGGTTACCCTACAGATGGTAGTCGAATTATTCAATGGGGGTGGAACCCTGTTGGTATGGGTAATGATGGTGGTTTAACGCCAAATACCTTGCTAGCTGGCGGGTATGTTGGTACAGTTACAGTAACAATTTCTTAGGAGTAAATTATGGGATTCAAACGTGCAGCCGATGGCGTAGCAAAAAAAGGTAAGACTGAAGGTCGTAACCTTGGTGATTCAGGCCCTACAGTTGGTATTCAGAAAGCTAAAGCCTCTAAAGGCGGTGGCAAACTAAATGCTGATATGAAGAAAATGGGTCGTGGATTGGCTAAAGTAGCCGCTCAGAAACGAGGCTAATATGGCATACAGCATGAAAAAAGGCGGGAAAGAAATTGGCCCAGCTAGTGTTTATGCTGAGCCACATACAATGGATGGTAAAAAGATGAAAAACGCAAAAGATGCGGTTACTAAACCAGGTAACGGCGTAGACAAAATCAACATGTCTGTTGGTGGCTATAGCAAAGGTAACTTTGATGCTATCAATAAGAATGGTGAAATTAAGATTCGTGGTACAGGTGCAGCTACTAAAGGCACTAAAGCTCGCGGACCAATGGCTTAAGGGTAAACCCTAATGAATTACGCTACTCTGTTTGAAACTATTAAGGGATACGTAGAAAACGATTTCCCTGACCAAGACTGGACTGATTCAGCTGGTACTGGCACTGCTAACCTTACTGGTACAGAGCAGATTAATACCTTTATTCAGCAAGCAGAGCAGCGTATTTACAACACAGTTCAATTACCTTTAGACCGTAAAAACGTTGTGGGTAGTACAACAGCTGGTAATAAGTATTTAAACTTTCCATCTGGTTGGCTGTCTGTGTTTTCATTAGCGGCTATTGACCCAACTACAGGCGCACAAAGTTATCTATACAACAAAGATGTTGAATACATTAGAGAAGCTTTTCCAGTGCCAACTGAAGGTGGTAAGCCGACGCATTACGCTATATTCGATAACACTACATTTATCTTAGGCCCAACACCAGACGCAAGCTACAACATGGAAATGCACTACTACAGATACCCAACATCTATTACTGTTGCTGGTACAAGCTGGCTTGGTGACAACTTTGATACTGTACTACTTTACGGTTCGCTTTTGGAAGCATATACTTTCATGAAAGGTGAAGCCGACGTAATTCAAAACTACTTAGGCCGATATAACGAGGCGATGATGCAGCTCAAACAACTTGTTGAAGGTAAGAATCGTCAAGACACTTATAGAACTATGCAAGCAAGGGTACCCGTACAATGAACTTCGACTCAGTAGATGGATTCTTAGGTGGCAATGTAGTTGTACATTCAACATCTGGCCGTGGCTTTACCCCAGAAGAACTAGCTGAACAAGCTCTAGATAAGATTGTTTATGTTGGTTCTAAATCACATCCTGTTATCCGCGAACAGGCCGAAGCATTTAAGAACAACCTACGGGTTGTTTTAGTACAGTATTTGCAACAAGCGGTGCGCTCAGACCGTACGACTATCGCTAATCGTTTAAGAGAAGCTGGTCACCCTGAGTTAACAATTATTTTGAACGATTAAGGAGTCCTTAAATGGCTATTACTCAAGCAATGTGCACGTCTTTCAAAGCTCAGCTTTTGTTAGGTGTTCACGATTTCCGTCCATCAGCACAATCAGGTGCAGACACTTTTAAACTAGCTTTGTACACATCTTCAGCTTCATTAGATGCTAATACAACTGCTTACACTTCATCAGGCGAAGCTTCTGGCGTTACTGCTGGTGGCGCTAACTTGACTAACACTGGTGTTGGTACAACAAATACTAACTCTACTGCTGGTACAGGCTTTACTGATTTTAGCGATTTGACATTCTCAAACGTAACTACAACAGCTCGTGGCGCTTTGATTTACAACAGCACACCTTCTGCTAACGACAACTCAAACTCAGCTTTAACTAATGCTGCTGTTTGCGTATTGGACTTTGGTGGTGACAAGACATCAACTGCTGGTGACTTCACAATCATTTTCCCAACGTTTGACGCAACAAGCGCAATTATTCGTATCGCTTAATTTATAAGAGGCTATTATGGCTTTAGTATTGCAGGACAGAGTACGTGAAATAAGTACTACTCTAGGTAGTGGCACACTAACACTCAGCGGTGCCTACCCTGGTGGCTATCGCACGTTCGCTTCATGCGTACCTAACGGTTCTACAACTTACTACTGTATTCACAACACTACTAACGGTGTTTTGACGGAGTGGGAGGTAGGTCTTGGAACGTACTCTAGCAATACTTTAACCAGAGACACAGTTCTCTCCTCTTCAGCTTCTGGCGCTAAAGTTTCGTTTAGTGCTGGTGACAAAGAAGTATTTATTACTTACCCAGCTGAGAAAGCTATTTACGAAGAAGCAGACGGCCAAACGCTAATTAACGGCGGCCCAATTACTGTTGTTGGTTCTAACGTAACTTCGCTACCAGCTCTACCTGCTGAATTAGGTAAGTTTGTTGGCAACATTGACTTGTTTGCCCAGATTTACAACTACAACCAAAACAGTGGTCAAAACGCTTCAGCCGACTTCGTTGCTTATAACAGCGATACTGATGTAAACGGTACTACATACTTCGTAGATATGGGTATTAACAGCCCTAACTACTCATCTGTAGACTACCCAATCTTTACACCAAACTCTGGCTATTTGTTCTCACTTGGCATGTTGGCGGGTTCGGCGTACAGGTGTTGCTGGTTGTTTGCCAGTCTGTCCACGTCCCGCTGGGGCAGATTTTGGTGCGGCTTTGCGTGATGATGCCGCTGTAGTTGACTGGGCAGCTTTGGGTTTGGAACTGCGTTTCTTGGTTGCAGACTGGGGCTGGCGCGTAGACGTTTGGGCAGAACGCTTGCTGCCACGTGGTTGAGTAGGCTCCTTGCTGACAGGCCCAGCAGTCGGCGTTGGCTGTACAGGCTTGCCCGAAGGTTGCGTTATAAGACCAAGTAGTCGTGCAATAACAAGCTTGAGCAAGCGCATAATCACTCCTTATTAGGCTTAGCAGCAAGGTCAACAAGAGGAGGAACTTGACCGTATAGCTTTTCAAATTTCTTAGGTTCACGTTTAATCCACTCGTTACGGGCTGCATCACCAATTAACCCATCAATCGGGCATGGAGTACCTGACATCATCATGGCGTCCCATACTCGTCCATCACCACATAAAACTGCAACGGCTGAGACTTTAAGTCCTAGGTCGTTAAGTGTCTTTGCCAGCTTAATACGTTCACAGTTTGCATCAGTGTAGACGCTTCCGCCAGATACTCCAATCACTGTAGAGCTAATAGCTCCAGAAACAGGTATGCCACATACGTCTTGGCTAAATGCACTCATAGAAGGAGCGATT